ATGGAAGAATTGAAGTATATGTCTACTACAATTCCAAGCTCATGGGAGTTCGTTGATCTTATCTTTGTTATTGAAGGAGTATCGCGAGCGTTTACTCATCAACTTGTTAGAACTAGAACAGCATCATATGCGCAACAGGCTATGCGCGTAGTTGATATGACTGGATTTGATTACTATACCGGACCATCTATAGTAGGAGCATTACAAAAGGCAGAGTATCAAGAGTGTATGAGAAAAATTAATGAGTCGTATCAAGAATTGATTAGTAGAGGCGTCAAGCCAGAAGATGCTCGTGGAGTATTGCCGACTAATGTATTGACTAATATTTGTATGAAGATTAACTTGCGTAACTTCTCTGATCTTGTTAAGAAACGTATGACTCCTAGAGTTCAAGACGAATATGCGCAAGTATTAAAGCAAATGGTTGAACAAGTGTTACAAGTATGGCCTTGGTCACTAACATTTATAATGCCGAGAAATAGTGAAGCGCATAAAGAATTGGGATACTATCTCACTCAACAACTAGACAAGGAGATCAAAGAAACCGGTAAACCTCAAAACGAAACGAAAGCTTGGGCAGCAATGAAGTATCTTGACATTCTACGCCAGGAGTAAGAAATGAGCAAAGAAGCTATATCATCCAAGTATCTAGAAGAAACCAAAAAGAAATATCTGAATGATAACGAATACTCATACGATGCTTTCGTTGTCGGTAGCGATCAAGAACAAAATATTGGCGCTCGTATCGCTAGGAAATTAAGACGCAGACTATGGACTGTTCATGAATATGATAAAAATAATTGGAATCCATTCGCTTTATCGGAACACGGTAATCATTTATCAGCAATAATACTGGCTAATGGTTATACTCATCTAGATTGGATAGAGGATCAACCGGATAAAGAAATAATTGAATCAGTATTCATTAACTTGTCCGTATCTATGTTAGCGGCGAAACATTTCGTTCAAAATACAATCAATAATCCTTGGCCGAAATATATTGTATTTATAGGCTCGATGGCTTATAGAAGCGTGCTTAATGGTTCCGCTCCTTATTGTGCTGCTAAAGCGGGACTAGCGCACTTCGCCAAATGTATCGCTTACGAATTGGCTCCTAAAAACTATAATGTGTTCTGTATACACCCGTCAAATACAGAAGGAACACCAATGACTGAAAAAACTATATCAGAACTACAAAGATATCGTAAACTCAATAGAGAACAAGCGGAAGAATATTGGGGCGCAGGATTACTAAGACAAGAATGGTTACAGCCAGAAGACATCGCAAATGTAGTTGATTTTGTATTAAGCGGTAAAGCTGACTATATGAGTGGTAGTAATATTGATCTAGCAGGAGGCGCAAGATGAATCCAGCAGATAATCTAATACAAGCCGCAGAACTATTCAAGGAGAGAGGAGCAGTATATAAGGATAACTACAGACGCGCAGGCGAAATATTCATGTGGCTCTGCCCAGAAGGAATCAACGTCAATGATGCTGAAACTTATAATCGTATGGCCATATTAATGCAAATCATAAACAAATTGTTACGATATACTCTCAATTTTGATAAGGGTCATCTAGATAGTCTACAAGATATGTCGGTATATTGTATGATACTAAAAGAACTGGATGAGGAATATCTCAATGATGCTTCTTGAACCAGTGGATCTATCTAGTCTATTCTTCACTGCTATGTTAAGAACGATACCAAGCTTTTCTCCTGGCCGGACTGAACTATTTAAATTGAATATAGGAGCAGGCTTTAAGCATATAGAGAATACAATTGTATTAGATTTGCCATGGAACGCAGAGACAGACGATATACCATTCGATGATAATAGTGTAGGAGTCATACATTGTTACGGAATGCTAGATCATATAAGTAATATTCCTAGATTTATGAAAGAGTGCCAACGTGTTCTAGCGCCAGGAGGCACGATGAATATCAGTGTAGCGTTTTACAAATCAAGTCTAGCGTTTGAAGATCCTTATCATAAGAGTTGGTTTACTGAAACAACTTGGTCAAAATTATTTCAGAAACAATATTGGGATCCAGATGGATTTGAATGGAAATTTAGGATCGGTATCAATCTAATCATAGGTGTAACAGAACGTAACTTGATCGTATTAACGCAACTGCTAAGGACAGAATGAATGAGCGTAATATTCATGGATACAGAAACGACAGCACTACTGGCGGTAGAGGCTGCTGACTTAGAACAACAACCACATATGGTAGAAATAGCATGTATCAAAACGGATATTCATCTAGATAACATAGAAGTATTCTCGCAACTCATTAAACCACCAATACGAATACCAGGAGAGGTAATCAATATCCATCATATAACGAATGAAGATGTAGCCTATCAGAAACCATTTGCAGGATACTATCGCCAAATAGCCAATTTCTTCATAGGAACGACTCATCTTATAGGACATAATCTTCAATTCGACAAAAGAATATTAGAGAATGAACTCAAACGTATAAACAAAGTAACGAGTTTTCCATGGCCACCAAATAATATATGCACTGTTGAAGAGATATTAAAAATCAAAGGATATAGAATGTCATTAAGTGCTTTATATGAAGAATTATTTGGAATGCAATTCGTGGAGGCTCATCGCGCTGAAGCTGACACTAAAGCTTTAGTGGAAGTGTTTAAAGAAATGATCAGACGTAAATGGACGAAAGGCATAACGACATGACTAATACTCCTGGGCCAGAAGAACACACCTTATTACACGGATATCAAACTATAGAAGAATGGTGGCAGAAGAATGGATTAGATCATAATGAAGCTAGAATAAAACGCAAAGCTACGTATCTAGAACAGCTCAAAGAAGTTTCCAAAATGATGGATAGGTATAATGCGAACGCAGCTTCAAATAAGAACTGAGTATAGTTTCCGTTACGCCTATGGACATATAAAGAAAGTCGTTGCTAGACTTAAAGAACTAGGCTGCCAATCGGCCGCTATTACTGATAGAAATAGTTGTTTCGGTCACGTTCCTTGGGATAGATACTGTAAAGAATACGGTATCAAACCTATGTTTGGATGTGAGTTCGCGTTCATAGAAGATGTAACAGTTAAACAGAAACGACAACGATTGTTCTATTTGCCTATAGTAGCAAAAACAAATGCTGGATTACGCGAGATATACTCAGCAATGGAAGAAGCGACAAGTAATTTTCATTACGTTCCTAGATTGCCATATTCTAAGTTGAGAGATTTCTCAGATGATGTTATAATATTATCCGGTAGCACAGGTCTAGGTCAGGACTCTAAGCTTCCGCCTAGCGTATTCGTGTCCGGGAACGGCTCGACATCGCACCATTTATTATTAAACGGGAACGTTGTTCCGGTATCAGACAACTATATGATCACTCCTAATGATAGATCAGCATATGAAATATTATCCGGAAGAAACCATAATGATCGACCATCTCCTATGCATATTCTAGATGAATGGGAGTTAAGAAACGAAATTGATTTAGAAGATGAGTCATTTCTCCTGGCTGATAGACTTGCCGAGGAGTGCACAGCCCAAATACAAATGGCTAAGAATATTCAATTTAGTTCTAATCAAACGTTGAAAGAGTTATGTCTAATTGGCGCCCAAGAGCGTGGACTAGAATTGAACGATGTATACATGAATAGATTAGACTATGAACTTAAGCTTACTCAAGAAAAGGGATTTGAAGATTATTTTTATTTGGTAGCAGATATGGTGCGCTATGCCAAAAAGAATATGCTTGTCGGTCCGGCAAGAGGTTCTAGTTGTGGCAGTTTGGTCTGTTATCTTTTGGGCATCACTGATATTGATCCTATACCTCATGATTTGATTTTTGAAAGATTCATTGATGTAACTAGATCTGATCTACCAGATATTGACATAGACTTCCAAGACAATAAACGCGAAATGGTATTCGAGTATGTCCAGAACAAATACGGCCAGGAGAATGTAGCTAGACTTGGAACTGTATTGAGATATAAACCCAAGTCTGCTATATCGGATGCTGCTAAGGCGTTACAAATACCAGATTGGGAAACTAAATCAGTTAAGGATTCA